TGATGCAGCAATCTTTGCATTAGTTACTGTACCATCGCTAGGAGTACCTATTGAAAGAACATCACCTAATACTAAAATAAAATCTATTGTATCAGAAGCAGTTAAAGCATCTGAGAATACTATTGTTGAACCTGATATTGTATAAGCTGAAGTTGGCGATTGAATAACACCATTTAAAGATACGATACAGTTGTTTGCAGTTTGTGGAAAATACGCAACACCACCATTAGTTAAATTGTATGTAGCTGTAGCAGATGTTGTAATAGCATCTAGCTTTACAAAATTTCCTACAACTGGTTGTTTGCCGATATAAGCCATCTATTTTGGATATTTCTGTTTAACTGCGTTGATGGCTTGTTGCCATTTATTAGTGCCATTAATCTTATCCCAATACTGCATATCAAGTTGCTCTTGTATTGAAGGATAGTCTTTGGCTCTATCTCTTTGGTATTGATTAGAATTATATTCTGTAATTAGTTCTTGGATTTTATTTTCTAATTCTTGTTTAGTGGGTTTGATAGCACCTTCTTTAATAACAATAACATGTTCCCAGCACATTCTTTGATCGTTAGGAATTTTATTTCCATTATCATCATGCGTTCTCCAACCATACCAATTAGGAGTATCTAAATTAAAACTATGTAGTGCGTCTTGTAAATAATCTTTATTCATTTTATGTATCTCCTAATCTAATAAATGTAAAAGCAGTTATATCAGCTGCTGTACTACCTCTTGTTGTTGTTGCTGTATTACTACTAACCTCAACATCAAATCTTACTTTATGTGTAGTTACATTAGTAACATCAAAAGTATAAGATATAAAATTTCCATTCCATGTAGTTGATCCTGAAGTTTGTATTATAAAGACATCATTACCTGCACCAGCTGAATATGTACTATTATTTGTTGTAAATTTTATATAATGAGCTAAATCTCTTGCACTTCCATTTAATTGAAAACCAAATTGTGCTTGAATTAAATATATTCCTGTTGAAGGAAATGTAAATATCCCAGAACTTTGTGTCATTCCAGTTCCAATTAAACCAGGAGCTGTTTCATCTGCTCTTTCTAAATTTGATGCAATTGGTTCTGCTGTGTTTGTAAAATCAGTAGTTAATCTCCATCTATCTACCATTGTAATTCCAACACCAGTTAACTTAGTTCCAGCTATAGCAGCACTAGCATTAATATCGGCATTAACTATTGTGCCATCAGTTATTCCTAGTGATTGTATTTTTGTTAGTGGCATTATTATCCTATTATACTTTTGATCTCAGCATCATTCAAACCTAATGCTTTAAGTTTGTTTTGTGCTGATTGCTTATTTTGTTCTTTTAATAATTTTTCTTGTTCATATTCTGCAATTTGTTCAGCAGTTGGTAAATTAGATATAAAATTTGTACCATCATAACGATAACCTATTTTAATATCATTAGAACAATTTACCCAAACCATAGTATTAGGTACTTCAAATTCCACTTCTTTAACATCTACAACTTTATTATTTAATATTAATGCTTTCATTAACTATATTCCTCCACTACACAAATTCCTGCACCACCAGCTCCACCTATGTTGCCAGTTGCTCTTTGACCACCACCACCTCCGCCACCATGATAACCTACTAAACCAGTTGTATTATATATACCATATCCACCACCTCCCCAGAAACTACTTCCACCCAATCCTCCAGTTTGACCACCAGTTTTTTCATCTGCAGCTCCACCACCAGCTTGTCCATATAAATTTATATCTCCACTTGAACCAACTCCACCTTCTGTATCTCCAGCTAAAGCATAGGCATTTAATCCTTTTTCTCCACCTGTTGCTGAACAATGAGAACCAAATGAAGATGTAGAACCTGCAGTTTCAGAAGCACCTCCTGCACCAATAGTTACAGTTTCAGTTGTAATAGATGTTGCATTAATAACTTTTATTGCAGTTCCTCCTGCTCCTCCACCTCCTCCTGCAGCTTCTGAACTTCCACCTTTACCACCTCCTCCACCACCTCCAGTTATGTAAACTTTAATAAGATTAATTCCTGATGGTTTTGTGTATGTTCCTGATGTTGAAAAAACTTGCATAGATTTTAAGCCACCTGTATTAGATAACTTAGTTCCAACAATAGCGGCACTTGCGTTAATGTCAGCATTAACAATAGTACCATCTACAATCTTTGCAGATGTTATAATACCATCAGCTATATCCGCAGAAGTTAAAGGTACTGCAGAAGGTTTATTTCCTATGAAAGGCATTTATATTTTCCTATTATGATATTGCATCAACAGTTGAAATCCAAACATCTAATGAACTAGCTGTGTCGGATTTAACTTTTAAAATATCACCATTTTGTACAACAACTTTAGCACCACCATCTAAAACTTGTAATGCTGAACCTGCAGGTATTGGTGCATTTTTAACTAAATAAAAATCATTAGTACCATCATTGATAAATACATCTGCATTAACTGCAGAACCTGTAACATTAGCAACTGATATACCTACGATTGTATCATTTGAGTTTGCTGTAAATAAAGTAACTGCTGATGTTCCTACTAGTCTTTCTTTATATCTTGTAAAATCTTGTGCCATATTATTTTCCTATATATTAGTTTGTTTTATAAAGCAATACTCATAGCTATTGAGAATCCTTTACTTGCTTTATTATCTATTTGAGTTTGAATAGCTGAAGTTACACCATTCAAATAACCAAATTCTGTATTATCTACTGTACCTGTTCCAATCTTAGTTGCAGCTATTGAATTAACTGCAAGTGATATTGTACCAGAAGAAGTTATTGGACTTCCTGTTACTGTAAATTCTGAAGATCCTGAATCAGCTACTGCTACAGATGTTACTGTACCACCTGAACTTGGAAATACTTGTACGTATGAAATAGAACTAGAACCAAGTGTAGCACTAGTATCTGTTGTACATAAAAATAAATCATCAGCATGAGTAGAGCCTTCTGATACTAAAATTAACTGTCCAGCTAATTCTGATATTATATCAAATTCTGTATCTCTTGAAGCAGCTCCTGAAGCTACAACAATATATAAACCATTTTGAGATGCAGTAGATTGATCTTTTAATAAAACTCTATTTCCTGTTACTAATGTAACACCATCTAAAGTATCACCATTTTCTAATCCTGTAGAAATATTAACATTTGCAGTAGAAGCAACTCTAGCAATAACTCTTGTTCTAAGACCAGTAACTAAATTATCAACATAATTTTTAGTAGCAGCTTCAGAAGAAGATGACGGATCACCTAATCCTGTAATTGTTCCACCAGTTAAAGTTACACTATTAGCATTTTGAGTTGCTATAGTTCCTAATCCTAATGTAGTTCTTTGTGCAGACGCATCAGCATCATCAAGTAATGCTTTACCAGCAGTTGTTAAATCAAATACTGCAGCTGTTCCTGATCCTGTAAATTGAATACCTTTGTCAGCGGCAGAAGTTAATCCAGCGATTGCTGCAAGTTCAGCATCATATGCTTGTACGTTTGTACCAATAGCTAAACCTAAATTAGTTCTAGCAGTAGATGTAGAAGATACATCAGATAAATTATTTGAAGCTGTTAATTTTGTTCCAAGTTGCGTTTGAATAGCACTTGTTACTCCAGATACATAACCAAGTTCAGTATCTGTTACTGTTGATACAGCAATCTTTCCAGATGAATTGGATATAGCAGCTCTACTAGCAGTTAAGTCAGATGTTACTACAGTTGTAGCAGCTCCTGTTATTGTAGCTTGTTTGGAATCTATTTGTGTTTGTATTGCAGATGTAACTCCGTCAAGATATGAAAATTCTAAATTAGATACTGCACCGCCACCAATTTTAGTTGCGTCAATTGCAGCTGCTGCTGCGACTTTAGCATTAGTAATAACTAGTTCTGGTATTGAATCTCCAGTTTTAGATAATGCAGCAACATAAATAACTACTGCTTCGTTAGCTAATGAACCACTATCCCATGTTACTGTTACAGTTGTATTAGTTGAAAATGTAGTTGCACTTATTGTTCCATAGATAGTTCCTGGAGTTGTAGCTATTGCTTTAACTCTACGACCTACATGATAAAAACTTGTAACATCTACACCTGATACTGTGAATGAAGTTGCTGAAGCGTAAGTAATAGTAAAACCATTATCTCCATCACCATAAATAACCCATTGAGAATCGTTATACCATTCTCTAATCTCAGCACCTAAACCTCTAAAACAGTTATTAATATTAGAAGGCAACATACCTTCTGCTGTATTAATACTTCCTATTGTAGTGTTATTCGCTGCGGTTGTACTATAATCTTTTATTCCTGCCATATTAATTACCTATAAACCATGTGAAAACTTTATCGTTTTCTGTGTTAAATTTATTTATATATTCGTTTAATGCTACTTCTACTTGTCTTTGAAAATATTCTTGAGTATCAAAAGAATATCTTACGTTATCAATATCTAATTCTGTTATGTCTGCCATTATCTAATTCCTGCTGGTGATGCTGTTACATCAATACCTTGTGCATCATTCCAATTAGTTCCAGAAGCTATTTTAACATTAGCTCTAACATATCTACCAGATTGTCTCAATGGTGCTATGCCAGTTGTGTTTGCTGCAACATAACTAGAAGTTGTTTCAGTATCTACTAAAGCATCTCTAGTTTTAAGAGCTACTGTCGAAGCACAATCTACTATAGGTCTAACTCCAGTAATTTTAGTTCTTTGTCCTGGAATAGGTTCTATTTCAGATGTTTCCATTTCTGCTTCTAATTGATTACCAGCAAAAATAGCAGCTTTATAATTATTATCAATTGCACCTAAATACAATTGTCCACCATTCCAAAAGTCTGTATCTAATGCAATATTAATATTATCTAAGTTAGTAGATATAATATCCATTAATTCTACAGTATATGCACCAACAAATTGTGTAAATATTGTTGAAGCATTTGCAGTAGCTGATGACCATTTTTCTGTAACATAATTATAAATTAATAATTTATCACAAATACCTGTGGTATTATTTGCATTAGCAACAGAAGGATATAACCATAAAGCTAAGTTATTAAATGGATCTATTGCTGCAACAATACGATCTGTATAAGCTTTGTTTAAATCTGAATCAAAAAATCTATTTACTTTTTCTGCACCAATTGCTTTTAGTGCATCACCATTAACTTCAAAGAAACCATCATCTGCGTAAAAAAAAACTCGTCTATCTGTTTGTGTTACAGTCTGTCCATATACAGCACCACGATTAGCAGATATAACGGAAAATCTAAATACTGTTTGTCCGCCAATATAGTCCATACGAACAATTTGATTTTGTCTAAATACATATCCTATTTCACCTGAAGTTATAGCTACAATCTTACCACCAGCTCCTGGAATATCTTGAAAGTCAGCTTGTTTTTTACCAAGTTCCCAAGTAGCAATATCATCATTACCAGTCCATTGTACTCTATTAACATTAGTTGGTTGACTTCCAGTAACTAAAAAATTTCTAATAATTCCTGATACTCTAAACGTAGGTACAGTTCCAGATGTAGCAATTGCAGATAAATTTGCAAAGTTAGTTGAAGTTCCCATTAAATAATATTGGGGAGCATCAACACCATTACTTGCTATAATGTAATTTCCAAATTGTGTGAATGTCCAAAAGTCAGTTGCAGTTCCAGTAAGACTAGATTTACGTGAAGTAAATGTACCACCATCTAATTGATAAAGATTAGTTCTTGTACCAACAAAATTAAAAACATTATTAGATCCATCTCTAAATGAACCTGCACCTTTTGAATCTGCACCAATATTATTTGAACTATAACTAACTAAACTTTTAAAAGGTTTATAACTTTGTAAAGCATAATAAACATTATTAGCTACATTAGCTCCTTTGTTTAAATGTTTAGGTTGGTCAGGTAACCATTCTCCAAATGCTAATTGCATAGTTACTTTCTTCTATAAAATGAAAGATCAGTACCTACATCGGTATTTTGTACAACAGGAGATCCACCAAATGAATCTTGTTGATCATTACTTTCTAATCTTTCTAATGCAGTTTGATACATAGCTATCCAGTTTTGAACTTGAGCTTGATCTATACCGCCAATAAAGTTAGCAGCATGAAATAAACTGCCATATAAATAAACAGATGGATGTGATGCTAAAATATAATTACTAGCATTACCAGATGATAAAGGTGTAAATGCTTTATAGTATTGTAAGTACCCTGTGTAAGTTGTGTCTGGACTTGGAGCAAATCTAAATTGTTCTACTCCATTGTCTGATTCAATTGTATAAACTCTTGGTAAGCCAGTAGTTGAAGCACCTTTAATTGCAAATAAATTTGCAGGTGTAATGTAATTTAAATGATATTTTGTGCCACCAGATAAAATGTAAAATGATCTTACCGCTATAAATCCTGTTGGAACTGTAACTGTTTCACTATTAATAGTAATAGTATCAATCTGTTCCATTTGTCTAATTCTTAATTTAGCATTAAGATCAGCTTCAACTAATTTTATAAAGTCATCAGATATTTCAGATGTAAGGTCAGATCTATTAAGCCAGTTAGCTATTGTTGATTTTAATTCTGTATAGGTACTAATTGCCATTATATTTTTCCTTCTGCAGTTCTAAAATATCTATACTCATTAGAGTTTAATTTTTTCTTTAAAATCTTTTTACGTTCTACATCTGGTATTCCAAACCAATTATTAGTTCCATTATATTCTTTGGCCCAAATCGTTAAACAAATATTTGGAATACTTGCTACTCTTTTTAAATCTCTAGATTTAGAATA